TGACTCCCCGATTGACGGCGAGGTGATTCAGGAAACGCTCAATTTCGTGATTACCCATGACTTTTGGGTGCTTCTTGTCATTGAAAAGGATGAACAGACGAACCCAGTAAAGATAGGACTTCTCGGTTCGGTAGCTGTACTGCTTTGTCCTAATTTCTGTGCGGACTGTGTGCAGCCATTAAGTATGAGACATCCGGGATAAAATGGGATTGAATGGGACAATGTGAGACGGAGCGAGGCGTGGCGCGGCGTTTGGGCTTAACCAGGGGTGTCTCAGCCATGCGTGAGCAAAATGAGACATCAGCGCGTTTGGAGGGTGGCCTGTCATTAGAATTGAGACGAGCAGAAGAGTCCGGTAAATCATCTTTAAAACCTTCCGAACCATTCTTTAAAAACAACCTGGTGATCAGCTGAACCAGGTCTTTCACCTGAGTCCGGAGTTGCTTCAGTTCCTCGCGTAGAGCGTTGTCTGATTCCCTTCTTCCGTGACACCTGGTGTCGTCTACCTCTTCTTTCTGCCGATCGCTTTCGCGGCGCCCTATCTGGTTGCCATCACCGATCACCACAGTACTTTGGTTGCCGACAACGATGTTACCACGCTGATCTCTCTTGTCCTGGTTGGTGCCTTCTTCTTCAATAACCTCTTCAATTTGCCTCAGCAGATCATCAATCATGTTGCCCCTCTGAAATACTTAATAACGAAATGCAGCCAGCTCTATCACATTGTTTAAACTGGCTTCGTCCATGGGTTTCCCCTGCCTCACGTAAAACTCGTACACCAGGCGAACGATGCGGGCCTTAGCCCTTGCCGAGATATCAGGGCGGTGTTTCTCAAGCATCGCCAGAACCTTAGCGGCGACCTCCTCCAAGTTCTCCAGGTCCAACTCGAACTCCGGTTCTGGTGATTCCCTGGGGGCTTGCGCATCACCTTCAGGATCTCCCTCGCCCGTGGCCAGCCACTCCAAAGAAACACCGGCAGCCCGAGCCATCTTCACTAGGTTCGTTCTTGAAGGATCAGACTGCCCGGACCGCCACTTTCGTAACACGGATCCAGAGACCTCGGCTTTTTGTGCCATTAATGTGGCGCCGCCTGCTTTCTTTATGGCGATGGCTACGCGCTCCGAAAACGCGTCAACCTTCTCCCTCTGAACGTTGACCTCGCCTGCATCGGAAGATTGACGCGTCATAGTTACACCTAATCCTTTGATTTCCATATTTTTTAAGCCAAAAATGCACGTTCGTATCAAAAATAAGAACATTGACCGCAACGTAAGTGCTTGACAGTGACACGTTCGTGTCGCAACATTCGGTCATGACGGAACAGAAAACACAAAAGAGCGTTACGACATGACTGAAAAAAGCACCCCGAAAAAAGCCAGCCCTAAGGACTGGCATCGCGCCGATATTGTCGCCGCCCTGCGCAAGGCTGGATGGAGCCTCCGGAAGCTAGCAGTCCATCACGGCTACTCCTCGCCAACCACCCTGACCACGGCACTGGATCGACCTTGGCCAAAAGGCGAACGGCTGATTGCCGATGCCATTGGGATCGACCCCGAGACCATCTGGCCCGCCAGGTATACACAGAACTACACCCGACCAAAGGCAAAGGATAGCACCTTGCAAGGTGTATTAAACCCACGTTCAAAGCAGTGCAAGTCACAGGCTGCATAACGCGCCTCCTCAGGTGCTCGGTTATGGCCAGTGTAGGCACGAGGATGTTGAGGCAGCTAGGGCAACAGCGGCCTTTGTTTGGAACAGGTATTCAAGAGGTTTTCTAATGCGCCGTCGGAATTGGAAACGGGTAAACCCAACATCATTAAGGCACGCCATGGAGCTATGCCTGGATTATGGCCGCGAGAAAAGAAACCTCTCGGTCGACCGGGTAGCCGACCTGATGGGCATGCCCTCGAAGTACACCCTCTATAAGTGGCTGGAGAACGGCCGCATGCCTGCCGTCATGATTCGCCCCTTTGAGCACGCCTGCGGAGCGACCTTCCTAACCCAGTACATCGGGGCTTCCGCGCAGAAACTGCTGATTGATATCCCAGCCGGTCAGCCCGCCAGCCAGGACGACTTGCTAACCCTGCAGTCCACCATGAATGACGCGGTCACGCTGCTGGCGCAGTTCTACAAGGGCAACCTGGAAAGCGAGGAAGTAATGGGCGGCATCACTGCGGCCATGGCCCAGCTGGCCGGACATCGCTGCAATGTTGATAAAGCAGCTGCGCCAGAACTGGCTTTGTTTGATGGAGGTGAAGAATGAACCAGGACTGGTTTACGGCGAAAGAGCTGGCCGGGCTGAGTGGAATGCCAGGAACTCACAGCGCAGTGGTTCGTCGGGCCAAGCGTGATGGCTGGAAGAGTCGCCAGCGTCGGGCACAGGGCGGTGGCCGGGAGTATGCGTTCTCTTCACTACCTCTCGAAACCCAGGCTGCCGTCTTGAAGAAGTTCGGATCCAGCGCCAAGGCTTCGATCAAGATCAAGCCAGAAAAAGCCACCAAAACCACCGGCCGTGAGGAACTCTGGAACCTGTACGAAGCGGCTCCCAACACCATGAAGGAATCCGCGCAGCACCGCCTGGTGGTTATCGAGTCCATTGAGCGTCTTCAGGATAACGGCGCCACCAAAACCCAGGCGATCCACCAGGCCATGGTCACTTACCAGGAGTCCCGGGCCACTATCTACCGTTGGCTGCAGATCGCCAACTCGGTAGCACTGGAAGACCGGCTGGCGGCACTGGCTCCGTCCTACAAACCGGGCCGCCCCCGCGCCGCCTGTGACGAACGGGCCTGGGACCACTTCAAGGCCCTGTACCTGACACCGGAACAGCGTACCGTTGCCCACTGTTACGAGCTGACAGAACAGGCCGCCAAGGCCGAGGGCTGGGATTGGCCACCGCTGCGCACCATAACCCGCCGAGTGAAAGACATTCCCCGCCACATCCGGGTTCTGGAGCGCGAGGGCGAGAACGCGCTGCTGCGGCTGTACCCGTCCATGAAACGGACCGTTCGGGACATACATGCACTGTTCTGGATCAACGGCGACGGCTACCAACACAACGTTTTTGTGCGCATGCCAAACGGCGAGATTGGCCGGCCAAAGACCTGGTTCTGGCAGGACATCTACAGCCGGCAGATCGTTGGCTTCCGGACCGACCAGAGCGAGAACACCGACATGATCCGCCTGGCCCTGGGTGATGTCATCGAGCAGTACGGGATCCCCGAGCACGTCACCATCGACAACACCCGGGCGGCCGCCAACAAGTGGCTAACCGGTGGTGTCAGCAACCGGTACCGCTTCAAGGTCAAGGAAACGGATCCCCTGGGCCTGCTGCCACAGCTCGGCATCAAAGTGCACTGGACGTCTGTCGTGGCTGGCAAAGGCTGGGGCCAGGCCAAGCCAGTAGAGCGCGCCTTCGGTGTCGGCGGCCTGGGTGAATACGTCGATAAGCACCCGAAGTTCGAGGGCGCTTATACCGGCCCGAACGTCACCGCGAAGCCCGACAACTATGGCGAGAAAGCCGTGGAATGGGATGTGTTCGTCAAGACCCTGCGCCAGGCCATCACCCAGTGGAATGAAAAGGAGAAGCGCCGCACCGAGATCTGTGCCGGTCTGCATTCATTCAAGCAGGCATTCCAGGAAAGCTACCAGCGCAATGCCGAGAACATCCGCCGTGCCACCGCCGCCCAGCGTCGTCTCTGGCTGATGCAGGCGGAATCCGTCCTGGTTCAGCGGGATGCCACCGTGGCACTCACCATCGGCAACGGCCCGAACGGCAAGAACCGCTACGGGGCGGACTTCCTCACGGATCACGCGGGAGAGCGCGTGGTTGTCCGGTTTGACCCTGACAACCTCCACAACGCGGTGCACCTGTACCGGAACGACGGCCGCTACCTGGGCGAGGCGGAATGCCTGCATGCCGCTGGCTTCGGTGACACCAGCGCAGGCCGGGAGTGGAACCGCGAGAACAAGCGTCGCAGCAAGGCCAGCAAATTGGCCGCCAAGGCCGAGAAGCGCATGAGCGTGCTGGAAGCCACGGAGTATCTGCCGGAGCCAGAAGATTCGGTACCGGAAGAAGAAACCAATGTACGCAGGGGCGACTTCGGACGGGTGCAGAAAGCAGTGGCGGGCAGCGACATCGTCGACCAGCCCTACCAGTCACCAGCGGACAAATACGGGTTTAACGACGCGATGGAGAGACATCTGAAGAAGTTCAAAGGCGAGGCATGAAAAAGCCCGGGAGGTGCAACTCCCGGGCCCCGAAAGGCCCTTGGGCCAATCACTACTCAAAGCAAGGTAAGGATAACACATGACACGAGAGCAGCGAAAAACCATGAAAGCCAAACGTAACGATGCCCTGGCCGCAGCGGTCGAACAGATCATTGCCGACGAGGGTCTGACCCAGGCCTCGGTTTCCAAGCTGACAAACATCAACGCCGCCCGCCTTAACCAATGGTTAAAAGGCACTTACCTGGGTGATAACGAAAAGATCGAGCAGGCCATCCAGCGTTGGTTGGACTCCCGCGAATCCGAGGCAGAGCTGGAAGGCAAACTGCCTGCGGACACTGACTGGGTACGCACACCCAGCGCTTCCTCCGTGATGTCTGCGCTCAGTTTCGCCCAGATGGCGGGCTCCATCAGTGTTGTCTACGGCGGTGCCGGCATCGGTAAAACCACCGCCATCCGCACCTATCAGAATCAGGCGCCGAACGTGTGGGTAGTCACTGCTACACCGACGGTGGCAAGGCCGGGCCCGATCCTGACCCGGATTGCCCAGGCACTCAACCTGCGCACCACCGGAGCTGTTCACATTGTCGAGAGCAACATCATTGAGCGCGTCCAGGGCACCCGTGGCCTGATCGTGATCGATGAAGCGCAGCACCTGTGCCACCGCGCCCTGGACTCCATCCGCGCCATTCACGACGCCACCGGCGTAGGCATCTGCCTGTCTGGTAACGAAATCGTGTACGCCCAGCTGACCGGTGGTACCAGAGCGATCGGCTTTGCCCAACTGTTCAGCCGGGTATCCAAGCGGGTACGCCTGAGCAAGCCGCAGGACGGCGACATCACCGCCATCCTGGATGCCTGGGGCATCACCGACAAACAAAGCCGCAAATTCTGCCTGGCCATTGGCCGGCGCCCGGGCGCACTGCGTGGCCTGAGCCAGACCCTGCGCCTTGCCACCCTGTTTGCCAACAACGTGGGCGAGCCTCTCAGCCTGCAGATTATCCGCGATGCCTGGACTGACCTTGGAGGTGACCTGTGAGCCGCATGTACCCAACCGCCTATCTGGAGCACCACGCCGACGTGTACGCGGCGCACCTGGTGCACAAGCACGGAGTAACGCTGGATCAGTACCTGGCGGATCCGGGCCGGTACGAACACCTGCTGAGTGCTCCGTTCCCTCTGACGCCAGCGCAGACAAAGGTGCGTGTGCGGCTTATCCGGGAAGAGGTCCTCCAGGAGCAAGCCGAGGAAATCGCCCAGCAGCTGGACGGCCTTCCACGGAACAACGTGCGGCCGTTCGAGCCACTGCACCACAAGCGCCACCCGAAACGCCGTGGCATTGCGAGCTGCCGTAACCGCTCGCTTAAACCGACCAAACCCCTAACCACATGAGGCAGAGCCCTATGAACATGCAAGCCAACAACGCGGACCAATTCCGCCGCAACGCCAAGGGCCACCTGGTGCCCGTGGAACAGATCAAGGATATCGACCGGCTGCGCGATGACCTGGTGCAAGAAGTCATCGGCAAGGTGATGGCGCTGCAGGAGGAAATGCGCCGCGTGAAATCGGAGATTTCCACGGAAGTGGAAGCGTTTCTGGAACTGTCTGCCCGGGAGTACGACACCAACTATGGCGGCAAGAAGGGCAACGTCACGCTCTCATCGTTCGATGGCCAATACCGGATTGTGCGCGCCGTGGCAGACCACCTGGCGTTCGATGAGCGCCTGCAGGTTGCCAAGGAACTGATCGACCAGTGCATCCACGAGTGGACGGCCGGCAGTAGCTCCGAGGTTCAGGCGCTTGTGGAGCATGCCTTCCAGACCGACAGCGCCGGCAAGATCAGCACCGCCCGGGTCCTGGGCCTGCGCAGCCTGAACATCAAGAACGAAAAGTGGCAGCAAGCCATGCAGGCAATCATGGATTCCATCCAGGTGACCGGCAGCAAGAGCTATCTGCGGTTCTATGAACGCCAGGGCGAGGACGGCGCTTATCGCCAGATCTCGCTGGATGTGGCGGCCCTGTAGGGAGTGCCGGCAATGAATTACTACGAAGCGAAGTTTGCGAGGGAACGGAAGGATCGGCCGAGCGATTGGCTGATTGTCCAGGTTGGCCGGTCCTTCCGTCTACTCCAGGTAGCCCAATTTTAAAAGGATCTAAGCATGAGCAAAGAAAAGAATGCCAAGCCCGAAACCGGCGCTGTAAACGGAGCAACCATTGAAATCCAGCAGCTTCCCGAGGGATTGGCCATTGCAGTGGAGTTTCACGGTGACGCGGTTGACGAGAGTCAGCGGGAAGGAATGAAGAAACTAGCGCTTGTTGGCGTTGAAGCCATGCGTGATTGGATCCGGGAACGGTATGACGTCACAAATGAGGAAGTCCTTCGTCGGCCTAATTACCAGGATCAGAAGCCCAAAACCCATTGAGCGAAACGCCCCCAGCCGGGGCGTCTGCCAGGCGTGGTGGCCTGGCACTGATGAGCAGCCGAACCGGAGGGAGCTATGGCCCCTATGACAAAGACCACAGAGCTAGGCACCGAACGGCGCTGCACGAAGTGTGACGAGTTCTGGCCGGATGATGCCGAGTTCTTCTACACCAAACACGGCAAGACACAGCAGCCCTGCAAAGCCTGCTATGCGCAGTTGCCATCCAGGGCGGCCCGGAAAAAGAGAGCTGTAAGCCATGGCCAAGACAGATGCGGAGCGCAAGCAGGCCCAGCGCGAACGGAACAAACACCTGCGCATGCAGCGCATGGAGCTGAATCTGGCCTGGCGGGAGCGTGAGCTGATCGCCAGCAATGCCGAGGTTCGGGGCTTTACGGATCAAACCGAGTACCTGGTGCGGCTGGTGTTAGACGACGCGGACCGGATCGAGCGTGACCGGTCACGAAATGAAGAAGATGAGCCAAAGCAACCCGGAACGTAGGAGCAAGAACGTGACCAAATGGGACGAAATAAAGAGCCGTCTGGAGCACCTGGGTGGTTCGGTAAAGCTGCTGGCCGATGGCCACACACTTCACCTGCGCAAGGTCCATGACAGAAAGAAGATATTCGTGATCGTGTACGTGAATGGCCAGGTAAAGGGTGAATGGACTAAGGCCGAGGACGAAAACCCCGTGTATCCCGAGGCGCGTTTTTGGAGGCCAATGAAGCGAGCAGCCTATAAGAAGAAGGCTTACGCATCGGCCAAGCGGGCGTTTGGAAAGAAAGAAGCCGACCGGATGGTAACGCCCAGGGTTATCGGTTTTGTCCCCGACTTCGGGACCGAGGGCGCCGCCGTCGCACACCTGAAAAAGCACTTCCCGGATCTGGAGATCCTGGAGCCTGATTTGGATGCCAGCAAATGACCGCGACAAACCGTAAAAAAGTCCTGGCTCAGATCCACATTGCCCGCAAGCAACTGGCGCTGGACGAAGACACCTACCGCCAGATGATCGCTACCGTCACTGGCGGCAAGCGTTCCTGCTCAGACTGCAACGTGGCAGAGCTTTTCCAGGTGCTTCAGCACCTCAAGGATCGCGGCTTCAAGGCCCGGCCAAAGAAACGGGTTGCCCAGCACCCAGGCACTCCTCACAACCTGGGCCGGGAACCCATGCTCCAAAAGGTGGAAGCGCTGCTGGCCGAGATGAAAGCGCCTTGGAGCTATGCCGATGCGATCGCAAAGCAGCAAACCGGCATTGCCAAGGTGGCCTGGCTGAAGAAGCCGGAACATCTGCGGGCGCTGATTGCCGCCCTGGACGTAGAGCTGGAAAAGCGCCGGCTGCTGGATTCACTGGAGACGGCCATGAAGGCACGGGCCATGTCGCTGGATGACATCGAGCGGCTGCATCCGGAACTGCCTCAGAACTGGCGCAGAAACCGGAAGTGTCTGGGCCGCCTTTGCGCTCACTACATGATGCCGGAGGCGTGGCTTGAAGCGCACCGGGAGGGCGGAAGCCAATGAAGCTAGGCCGCTGCCCCATCTGCCACAGCCACATCCAGCTGGAAGCGCTCATCCAGGACGACGCCGGCAGCGAGCTGCTGGGCCTTCTGTCTGGTTTGGGGCGCCCATTGGCACGGCCGCTGGTTCAATACCTGGGCCTGTTCCGCCCGGCCAAGTCGGATCTCAGCAACGCCCGTGCCTTGCGCCTTGCCCAGGAAACCCTGGAGCTGGCAGATCGTGACAGCCTGGTTGCCGCCCTGCAGGACACCATCCGCAGCATTCACGATAAGCGCACCCGAGGCCAGGTGCAGCCGCTGAAGAATCACAACTACCTCAAGCAGGTATTGGCCACAGTGGCGCCTGAAGCCCGCAAGCCAGCAGCCGAGGCGGACAACCGCCGGCCAAACGTGACCGAGAAGAAACAGGGCATGGAGGAAACACCCGAGCAGGCCCAGGCAGCCTGGCGCCGGAATTTGGAAAAACTGGGTGTAGATCCTGACAAGTTCACCACCAACCGGAAGACCGGAGGCTGATATGACTACCTGGGACACCGACTACCTACCGCCATCCCTGTGTGAGCTGGTCGACGTGATCGGCCTGCAGGCAACGCAGAGCCTTGTCAGCGAGTATGGCGGCGTGCGGCTGACGGTGCCCACCAAAATGCCGGATGACCATCCGCTCGCCGAGCTGCTCGGCATTGATGCCGCCCGCAAGCTTTCCCACCACTACGCCCAGGAACGGCTGGACGTGCCCAATGCCAAGGCTGCCATCATGGCTGTGCGCAATCAGAACATGCGCCAGGAGCACGCGGACGGCGATTCTGCCAGGGTACTGGCCCGCCGATACCGACTTACCGAGCGTCGGGTCTGGGAGATCCTGGCTGAGGGCATGCCGGATGACCGCCAGACGGACATGTTTTCAGCCGAGTGAGTTGCGCCCCGCTCGACTTACCTTGAAAATGCCGCACACTTGAACCAATCTGATTTCAGCCGGCTGTACATCCATACAGACTAGGACAAGGACATGGCGACCAACAGCAGCATTGAATGGACAGAGCAAACCTGGAACCCGGTAACTGGCTGCACGAAGGTCTCTCCGGGCTGCAAGCACTGCTATGCGGAAACCATGGCTCGCCGGTTGAAGGCAATGGGCGCCAATGGTTATGAGAATGGGTTCAAGGTTTCCCTGCACCCGGAGCGCCTGGGGCAGCCGCTGCAGCGGACCAAGCCCACGACCTACTTCGTGAACTCCATGAGTGACCTCTTTCACGAAGATGTTAATGATGCCTTCATCGATAAGGTCTTTGATGTCATAGAAAGAGCGCCGCAGCACACCTTTCAGATTCTGACAAAGCGCCCCGAGCGCCTCCTGGCCTACTCCAAAGGGCGGGCATTCCCCAGGAACGCGTGGCTGGGTGTGTCCGTCGAGGACAAGCAGTACGGTGTACCCAGAATTGACCTGCTTCGTCAGGTGCCTGATGTCACCCGTTTCCTCTCGATCGAGCCGCTGCTGGAAGACGTTGGCAGGATCAATCTGGATGGAATCCACTGGGTAATCGTCGGTGGCGAGTCCGGCCCCAAGGCGCGTCCAATGAAGGCGGAGTGGGCATTGAATGTGCGAGATCAGTGCCTGGCTGCAGACGTGCCGTTTTTCTTCAAGCAGTGGGGGAACTGGGGAGCGGACGGCGTTCGCCGCTCAAAGAAGGCGAACGGCCGTGATCTGGGTGGTCAAATTTACGATGACTACCCAATTATCGCGCGTTCTGGTGCTTCCGAAGAATTTGTGTAGACACCTTCTCGGCCAGTTTCTGCGCTGTTCGCGATGAGTTTGAAACTGCGAACATGAAGAGGAATAAAGGCCTGCCATTGTTGTAAAGGGTGGCTGGCTTGGCCACATAGGCAAACTGCTCCTCCAGTCTCGACTTAACAAAGTCCGACACTTCCTGAACGTTCAACCGCTCCATTCCTTCATTCTCAACCTCGCCGAACAGGTCGTCATGCACCGGTTCCGGCTTCGGCTTATAGAGCGCCTCCTGCCATTTATCGGTTCCGAGTAACCGGTCTATCGTCTTCACCAACGCCGGATCGAGACGTTCCGAATCCGTTGGTGTCATTCTCAGAAGTGCAGAGATGGGAAACAGTAGCCAAAGATCGATTCGGTTGGATCCCGCCACGTAGGTCAGCGTCTCCCAATTCAGCTCGGTGTTGTAGGGATCGATGAACAATATCGCGCGGTCATTGGATCTTAAGCTGGCGCAAAACTGTTTCACAAAGTCGTTGCCATCGAGGTTGGTAATGCGCGTGATGGGTTCCTTCTCCGGATACTCTTTCAACAGCTCTTTAAGGGCTTCGTAATGGGGCTTTGCGAGGTCGTTAAAATAGTACCCATCAAAGGCAGGTTCGATATTCAGCGCGATGCGCGCTGAGCCTTCCATGTCTTCGTGCTCGAAAAAGGCACCTTGGCCACTCTCATCGTCAAAGCTCTGTTTTCCCGTGCCTGCAAAGGCGTCCGCGTAGTACAGGTTGAACGGCGTCTTGCCGAGGGCCCTGGTAAAAAAGCCAAGATAATCGCGAAGGATCGCCAGCTTCAATCTTGTCCATGGGCCGCCAAACTTATGTTTCGTCATGCGTTTTTTCTTCCGTGATCATGAATTCAACCGAAAGTTATAGCACACGCCTTTCAATGCGACATATGAAGGCGACGAGTTAACTTTCCTCTAAAACAGCAATGGTCTTTGTCTTATTCATGGGGTTGCAGTTTGAAAACCGGCTGTATCCTAATTTTTGAAATACCGAAAGAGAGATGGGTATGGCGCAAATTTCGGACGTTTTGCGGGTTTAGAATATTCCACATTCCGATTCCGAAAAAACGCACTATCCTCTTTTCAAATCGCTAACCACAGGAGAAGTCTATGCCCAAGAAACCAACGCCCCGGGAACTGATGGACCAACTGCGTGAGCTGCAAGACGGCCGTAGAGCGGTGACCGATTTGGTCACGCCAGGCTGCGACTTGCACGCCGTAGACCGTGATAAATTCACCGTCTTGCTGAGCATCCTGGACCGTCATACCGAGCGAGTTCTACAAGATTTTGACCGGGTTTTACAGCCTGAATAAAGGCTGGTTAATCCGTAATACTTGCCATGAGCTGGTGTCCTGAGTAATCTTTGGTCATTCGTCTTTCAGGGGCAGACCTTTGCCCCTGAAGGGCTTCAGGCCTAAACCTGATCCCTCCCGCCGCTAACCTGCGGCCATGAACGCATCAACTTCCAATCATCTGTTTCTGTCCCGGGCCTATACCAACCGTGGTGTATTTGGCCGGCTGGAAACGCCCCGGCGAAGCTACCATTCCCTGGAACTGCCCTGGCTTGGAAATCGTACCTCGGTGAGCTGCATTCCCGAGGGCGTCTATACCCTGGGTCTGCGCCGCTCTGGTGTGGTTGAGCGCACCACCGGTGGCCAATACCTTCACGGCTGGGAAGTGCAAGACGTTCCCGGCCGCACCTACATCATGATTCACCCCGCCAATACCATCGACGATCTGGAAGGTTGCATTGCGCCTGGCCTGTCCACCGGTGTGCTTCCGGATAACAACCGGGACCCGCAGTGGGCAATTCTTAATTCATTCGCTGCGTTCAAGATGCTGATGGAAGACCTTGAAGCACGCCAGGAATGGCTCCTGGACGTTCGCACGTTTTCACCGGAGTGGCCCTGACATGAGCTGGAGCTGGGACGGAGTTAAAGACGTTGTTGCAAAAGCCGCCCCCTTACTTGGTAGTGCACTTGGCCCTGCAGGCGGAGCTGTCGGCACCCTCATTGCCACAGCGCTTGGAGTGGAAGACAACCCGGATGCCGTTGCAGAAGCGATCAAGGCGGATCCGCAAGCCCTGGTCAAGCTCAAGGAGCTGGAGCGAGAGCACCAGCGCGAACTCAAGCAAATGGTCCTTGAAGCCGAGACTGCGCGCCTTGCCGAAATCAACAAAACCATGCGGGCCGAGGCCAGCGCCAATGATGGTTATGTGCGTCGCTGGCGCCCAACGTTTGGCTACATGGTAGCCATTACCTGGCTTTTGCAATCGGTGGCCATCGCCTGGGCCATGGTGGGTTCGCCGGAGAACGCGGCTGATCTGATCAACGCAGTCACCGCGCTAACACCTATGTGGGGTATTGCCCTTTCCATCCTTGGTATCAATATCAGCGCCCGCAGCCGTGACAAGCGTTGTTCCGCCGGTCAGGACGGCCGGGGTCTGCTGGAAAAACTGGCCGACGGCTTCGGAGGCAAAAACCAGTGAATGAAAAACAGTTTGAAGAGGCCCAGGCGTTAACCGAACGAATCACACGGGCCGGCATTGAACAGGCTCTGCAATGCCACCTGGAAGCGCCGCTGGAGGTCAATGGCCAGCGGTTTTGTCTCGATTGTGATGAGCGCCTGACATGGGCCCGCATGCAGGCAAACCCAAAGGCAGTGCGCTGCGTGGAATGCCAGACAGATCATGACCGCAGGGGGAAGTAATGGATTTGTCGCAGTTTGATTACGAGGCCGCCCGCTTCTGGATGAGCTTTCTCCAAATTCTGGGGCTGGTGGCGCTGTTCGTTTATACCCACATCACCAACAAGTCCAAGGCCAACGCCAGCGCGATCAACACGGTGCGGGGTGACATGGAAGCCACTTATGACCATTTGGAGGAACGAGTGGTCCGGTGCGAGCGGCGGCAGGACGTGTTTGAAAGCCGCATGGATGGCGCCCCCACACACCAGGATCTGTCAAAAGTCTACGACAGGTTAAACGACGTGGCTGAAGATCTGTCTGGCTGCAGTGGCCAGATGAGGGCTTTGTCGCACCAGTTGTCCATGGTGAACAGCTATCTTCTAAACGCCAAGGGAGACCAGTCTAAATGAGCTACCAGGACTTTCAGACCGAGGGCCGCCGTCTCGGGATTCTCCGGATCCTGCACCGGCGCAACCAGTTCACCTCCAATGAATACAGCCTGAACGACGAGCTGGGCGGCAATTACGGCCACCACGTCAGTAAGGACGTGCTGCACACAGACCTGGCCTGGCTTGAGGAACAGGGCCTGGTGATCTGCCAGCAGCCCCGCGCCGGCTGGATTGCCACACTCACCAGCCGTGGTGCCGACGTAGCCGAAGGCCGCGCCCGTGTTCCTGGTGTTGCCCGTCCTCTGCCAGGAGCCTAAGCCATGCCGCCGCGCTCAAAGATTTACGATCTGCCTCAGGATCTCCGGGAGGAGTTGAACGAACGGCTGGTCAATACCGGCTTCCAGGACTACGACGGCCTGACCGATTGGCTGGAAGAGCGCGGTTTCAAGCTCTCTCGGTCCGCTGTCCATCGTTACGGACGTGGCCTCCAGGAGGAATTTGAAGAGGCCATGGGCGACGTGCGCAAAACCACGGAATTGGCCAAGGCGATGACCGCCGAGAACGAAGACGAGAGCGGCCACCTGATCGACGCCACCGCCCGAATCGTGCAGGACCAGCTGCTGCGCATCACCATCGCCATGCGCAAGGCCGAACACGAGCCGGAGAAGGCCGCCAAGCACCTCAGCAGTGTCACCCGGGCCTTGGCTGATATCGGCCGGGTGTCCCTCGGCCAGAAGAAGTGGGCTCGCGAACTGCGCCAGGAAGTGGCCAGGGAAGCCGCCGATGCGGCGGAAACCAGCATGGCCAGTCAGGGTATGACCCGCGAATCCATTGACGCCATCAAGCGTGACATCCTGGGGATTGCCTGATGGCCAACGCACTTCCGGATTCTGTACTGCTGCCATACCAGAAGGCCTGGATTGAGGATGATTCAGAACTTAAGATCGCCGAGAAGAGCCGGCGAACCGGCCTGACCTGGGGTGAGGCCGCAGACGCGGTATTGACGGCCAGCGCCTCCAAGGCCGCCGGCGGTACCAACCATTTCTATGTCGGCTCCAACAAAGAGATGGCCATCGAATTTATCGACGCTTGCGCCATGTGGGCACGTGCCTTCGACAAGGCCGCTTCCACCGTCCAGGAGGAAGTGCTGAGTGACGAGGATAAGGACATCCTCACCTTCAATATCCACTTCGCCAGTGGCTTCAAGATCCAGGCGCTGTCCAGTCGCCCCAGCAACCTGCGGGGCCGCCAGGGTAACGTCACCATCGATGAGGCCGCCTTCCATGCGGAACTGGCCGAAGTCCTAAAGGCCGCACTGGCTTTGACCATGTGGGGAGCAAAGGTGCGCCTGATCAGTACCCACAACGGCTCGGAGAACCTCTTCAATGAACTCATCCAGGACAGCCGGGCCGGGAAAAAGCGCTACAGCGTGCACCGGCTAACGCTGGACGATGCCTGCGAACAGGGCCTGTATCAGCGGATCTGCCAGGTGCGCGGCAAGGAATGGAGCCTGGCCGCTGAGAAGCAATGGAAAGCGAACCTGCTGAAGGACACCGCCACCCGTGAGGACGCCTTGGAGGAGTACTACTGTGTACCGAAATCCGGCGGCGGCGCCTACATCTCTCGGGCACTGATTGAGGCGCGCATGGTTGAAGCGCCAGTGGTGCGATTCGAGGGCAGCCCCGAATTCAACGCCTGGCCCGAGCACCTGCGGAACGCAGAGATGCGCGACTGGTGCGAGGCCGAGCTGCTGCCATTGCTGAAAACCCTGAAACCCGGTAGCCGCCATTGCTTTGGCGAGGACTTCGGGCGCAGCGGCGATTTGACCAGCATTGCCCCGATGGAAATCACTCAGCAGCTCAAGCGCCGGGTGCCTTTCCTGGTCGAACTTCGCAACGTGCCGTTCAAGCAGCAGGAACAGGTGCTGTTCTTCATCCTGGACCGCCTGCCCAACCTCCAGTCTGGTGCCCTCGATGCCCGAGGTAACGGCCAGTACCTGGCGGAACAGGCCGTGGACGAATACGGCGGTGATCGGATCGAGGCGGTCATGCTGTCCCAGTCCTGGTATCTGGAAACCATGCCCAAGTTCAAGGCCGCCTTTGAGGATGACAGCATTGAGATCCCACGCGACAGCGACGTGCTCGATGACTTGCGCGCCCTGCAGGTAATCAAGGGGATTCCAAAGCTGCCGGACGCCAAAACGGGCGACGACAAGAAGCGGCACGGCGACTCGGCCATCGCGCTGGCGCTGGCCTATTACGCCAGCTTCAACCAATCGGCGCTGGAGTACGGCTATGAAGCGGTTCGCTCCGGTCCTGACCACTCACAACACCGGCCGGTGCGTGCCACCGCCGGGTTCCGTAACCGAGGAGGACTGCTGTAATGGCCGAATCACCCATTGTGGACGCACGCGGCCGTCCGATCCGGAAGGCAGACCTGAAAAAAGAACTGGCAGCGCCCTCGCTCACCGGCGTTCGCCAGGTATGGCACAACGGCATTGCCAGCCACCTGACCCCCGATCGCCTGGGCATGATCCTCCGGGCCGCCGAGAACAACGATGGCCACGACTACCTGACCCTGGCCGAAGAGATGGAAGAGCGGGAGCCGCACTATGCCTCGGTGATCGGCACCCGAAAGCGCGCCGTCAGCGGGCTGGATGTGGTGGTGGAGTCGGCCAGCGATGACCCGGCCGACGTGCGCCTGGCCGATGCTGTGCGGGACCTGGTACGGGATGCCGTGTTCGGAGATCTGATTGAAGACCTGCTCGATGCCCTGGGCAAAGGCTATTCGGTGGCGGAGATTATGTGGAACACCCGTGGCGGCCAGTGGTGGCCACGGGAATACGTATGGCGGGATCCGCGCTTCTTCCGGTTTGACCAGGCCACGGGACGAGAGCTGCGATTGATCGATCCGGAGAACGTGGCCCAGGGCGTGCCCCTGATGCCTTATAAGTTCATCGTGCACCGGCCCCGGCTGAAGGCAGGCATTCCCTTGCGCGGTGGCCTGGCCCGCCTGGTGGCTGTGTCGTACATGGCCAAGAGCTACACGCTCACCGACTGGCTGGCGTTTGCAGAAGTGTTCGGCATGCCGCTGCGGCTGGGCCGGTACAACAGCAACGCCAAGCCCGAGGAAGTGGACATCCTGCGCGCGGCCGTGGCCAACCTGGGCTCGGATGCCGCCGCTATTCTTCCGGAAGGGATGAAGATTGAATTCCAGGAAATCGCGAACACCCAGGGCGGTGCTGACCTGTTCAAGGGGCTGGCTGAATGGATCGATAAACAGACCAGCAAGGCCGTTCTTGGCCAGACCATGACCACAGACGACGGCTCCAGCCAGGCCCAGGCCACGGTGCACAACGATGTGCGCGAGGACATCCAGCGGGCAGACGCACGCCATCTGGGCGTGAGTCTTAATCGGGATCTGGTGAAGCCGTTTATCGATCTCAACTACGGCGTACAGCGCCGGTATCCAAATATTCGCATTCACGTGCCGGAGCCGGAAGACCTCAAGCAGCTGGTCACGGCGCTGAAGGATCTGGTACCGCTAGGCCTGAAAGTGGAAAGCTCGGTGATCTCCGACAAGCTGGGCTTGCCGGATCCGGAAAAGGATGCCGATATCCTCATGCCCGAGCAGCAGGCTGTAACCACCGTTGAATCGGCCCGTAACCAATCTTTAAAGACCGCTCAAAACCGGGAATCCGTGGTCACCGAAAGTGAGCCGGACTTTGCGGAAATCGCCGAGGCGGAGGATGACTGGCAGGTGCAACTCGCTCCACTGGTGGATCCGATCGAACGCCTGGCGCGGCGTGTGGCCGACGAAGGCGGCAATGAGGAGGACTTCCTTGCACGCCTGGGTGAAGTACTCGACGAGATGGATGAAACGGAACTGGTCCGCCGCCTGGCCTCCAGCACCTTCAAGGCCCGAGGCCTTGGCGATGCGGGGGATGACTGATGGCCAACTTCGAGGCAGGGCCGGTACCGCGTGACGCCTTGGCGTATTTCCGTGACAAGGATTTGCGCGTGGGCTTCGACTACCAGGATGTGTGGGGCCGTGAACACGCCCATGCGTTCACCGTGGCCAAGGCCATGAAGGTGGACATCCTGGACGATGTCCGCGCCGGCCTCGACGAGGCTCTGGCCGAAGGCAAGACCTTCCGCGACTTCTCCCGGGAGCTGAAGCCAAAGCTCCAGGAGAAAGGCTGGTGGGGCATCAAAAACGAGATTGACCCGAACACCGGCAAGCGCCGCCGGGTACAGCTTGGATCTCCGCGCCGGCTGAAGACCATCTACCAGTCCAACCTGCGAAGCGCCCGATCGGCGGGCCAGTGGCAGCGCATTCAGCGCACCAAGGAAACCCAGCCGTACTTGCTCTATGAGCTGGGCCCCAGCGAGAACCACCGGGAACAGCATGTGGCCTGGGCGGGTACGCTACTGCCCGTGGACCACCCATGGTGGCGGGACCACATGACACCCAACGGCTACGGCTGCAAGTGCCGGGTACGCCAGGTGTCGGAGGTTGAAGCCGAGCGCATGGAGCGTGAAGGCATCCAGGACCCGCTGGCCGAGATTGAGACAGACCCGGAAACTGGTCTGCCGACCGGCCGGCGCCAGCGCCGCACGATTCCGGTCCGCCGTGAGCCACCGCCCACCCGTACCGTCAGCTTTACCAACAGGCGCACCGGTGAGATTACCCAGGTGGACCAGGGCCTGCACCCTGCCTGGGCAACCAACCCGGGGCAGGACCGTGTGCGGGTGCTGCGTGATCGCATGACCGGCAAACTGGACACCGTCGACCAACGCCTGGCGCAGGCGACCACACGGGACGTGATGGAAAGCCCGATCCTGACGGATTGGGTTCGCCGCCCGGATGGCGAACTGCCCGCGGGCGTTATCGAGCGCCGGGCACAGACAGCCCTGGGGGCTGACACTCAGGTGGTACGGCTGGCATCTGGCCGCCTGCCAGATCCGGACAGCCTGGCCGTTGACGACTACCGCCAGCTGCCGGACGTGATCAATCGGGGTATACTGATTGCCCAGTCCGATGACGGCCTGGTGGTGTTCCGAAGCCGTGAAGGCGACACCGGAAATCCATGGTGGATGGCCACCGTCCAGCGCAGTGGTGACGACCAACGCCTGTATCTAACGGACTATCGTGTGGCCACCGACGAAGACCTGGAAAAAGCCCGCCGTCGCGGCCAGGTGATCCGAGCCTCAGAACAGCCCTGATCTGGTCAACTTTTGTTCACGCTGTAGAACGCTCTCAGAAGCGCTAGAAGGACGTTAAAGTGCTGAGAGCTACCATGGCCGGGGTCAAACCCTGACCGTCGTTTTTAAATGGGCTTTAAATGCGGTCTCGGCGATTGCCAACCACAGGCCGAGTCCGATAATCTGTTTTCAGCGGTACCGCCCCGGTTCCGTTTTTCCTTCCTCTCCCGATTGTTTCTTTACCTGAACCCCTTCAGGCCATTGCGCTGCCTACGCTGTCGCTAGTCTGGCGGCATGGAAAAAACAAACGCACTCCGCCCCGGCCTTGCCAAGGCCCTGAACACCGAAGCCGCCACCCTCGGCCTGCGCCTGTCGCTGAACGTCGAGCTGCCTGCCGGGGAGATCCCGGAGTGGGTAGAGCTGTTGCCTGCGGGTGAAATGGTGATGGGCCGGGATGGCCGCGCCTGGCGCAACTCCAATCCGCAGTCCGTTGTTGACGCCTTTACCTCACGAAACGTGGACCTGGTTATCGACTGGGAACACGCCAGCGAGCACCGAGCCCCGCAAGGGCAGGACGCTCCGGCTGCAGGCTGGGTGAAGGAACTGGCCGTTCGTGAAGGTGCCGTATGGGGCCGAGTGGAATGGACAGAAAAAGCCGTTGCTCAGCTGCAGCGCAAGGAATACCGCTACCTCTCGCCTGTATTCCTGTTCACGCGCGATGAGCACGACATTGTTCGTCTCACCAGCGCGGGCCTGACAAACCAGCCAAACCTGGAGCTAACCGCTCTTAATCAGCAAAACCACCATCAAACCCACCAGGAGGATTTCCCCGTGTGGAAAGATCTGCTTAAGAAGCTGGGTCTGCCCGAGGATGCGACTGAGGCGCAGGCAATTGCTGCCCTCAATCAAGTCCAGGCGGATCTGGAAACCGCGAAGAATCGGGAGGCAACCCCGAGTCTTGACAAGTATGTGCCCCGCGCCGACTTCGATCAGGCCCAGACCCGCGCTGCGAATGCGGAACAGAAGCTGGAAACCCTGAAGAAGGAGCGCGAGGACGAGGCCATCGAGTCCGCCATCAACCAGGCCCTGGAAGACGGCAAGATCGCACCGGCCACCGTGGACTACCACAAAGCACAGTGCCGCACCGAGGGTGGGCTTGAGCGCTTCAAGACGTTTGTTGAAAGCGCCCCGGCCATTACCGGTGATTCCGGTCTGGATGGCCGCAAGGCACCGGGCGCGGACAAGGCACTCAACTCCGAGACCCTCAAGATTGCCGGCATGATGGGCAACTCTGAAGAGGACCTCAAGAAATACGGAGGGGTCAACTGATGCCGCTTACCAAAGACCGCATGACTGCCCACCGCGACGCCGAGGTAATGCCTTTTGCCGTTGGCGGGGGCGCTGAAATTTTCATGGGCGCCCAGGTGGCCGTGAACGCAACCGGCTTTCTGGTGCCTGGCGCTGAGGCCACAACCCTGACCTACATTGGCCGGGCCGAGGAGCATGTCGACAACACCAGCGGCGCCAATGGCGACAAGATCGTACTGGTCCGCCGGCGCAAGGCCTTCCTCTGGAAGAACTCTGACGCCGATCCCGTCGACCAGAGCATGGTCGGTCAACCCTGTTACATCCTGGACGACGAGACCGTCGCCGGCACGGATGGCACTGGCACTCGCTCTGAGTCCGGTACCGTGCTGGCTGTCGAGTCTGCTGGCGTCTGGGTCGAGTAAGGAGAGCAGCAGTGATTGTTAATAAAAGTGCACTCGATGGCGTGTTCTTCAACCTGAAGACCACGTACAACCGCGCCCTCCAGGCCGCCGAGCCCGAGTGGGACAAGATCGCCATGAAGGTGACCTCGTCCTCCTCAGAAAACCGCTACAAGTGGATGGAGCGCTTCCCGGCCATGCGCAAGTGGGTTGGGGAAAAGGTGGTCAAGCAGCTCAAGGGTCAGGGCTACACCATCATCAACGATGACTTTGAGGCCACCATTGAGGTGGATCGCAATGACATCGAGGACGACACCCTGGGCATTTACGGCCCGGAAGCGGAGATGGCCGGCTACAGCTCTGCCCACCTGCCAGACGAGCTGGTGTTCGACCTGGTCAACGCCGGCTTCGTGGAATTGGGTTACGACGGCCAGCCGTTCTTCGATACCGATCACCCGGTCGGCAAGAAAGATGGCACCACCGTCAGTGTTTCCAATAAAGGCACCGCCGCACTCAGCTTTGCCACTCTGGCAGCAGCGCAAGCCAGCTTCGGTGCCGCCCGTACGGCACTGCGTAAGATGAAGGACGATGAGGAGCGCCCGCTCAATATCAAACCCAACATCCTGCTGGTTCCGCCGGCGCTTGAAGACACTGCCACCGCACTGATGAGTGTCGAGCGGCTGGAAGATGGCAAGCCCAACCCGTACCGCAACGCGGCGGAGGTGGTTGTCTCCTCCCGCCTGACGTCGGACACCGCCTGGTTCCTGCTGGATACCACCAAGCCGGTGAAGCCGTTCATCTTCCAGGAGCGCAAGGCGCCCGTGTTCGTCTCTCAGACCAACATGGACAGCGACAGCGTGTTCCTGCAGAAGAAGTACCGTTACGGCGCGGAAGCTCGCGGAGCGGCTGGCTACAGCTTCTGGCAGATGGCCTACGGCTCCACCGGGGCTGGCTAAGCGCCAGGTGTAGCGTGACCTGAAAATGGCCGGGCCTGTGCCTGGCCATTTTTAAAACCGAAAAAGCATTGGGAGGGCACCATGGCTGCCACCAAGACAAGCAAGGCAAAAACCACCAAACCGGCCACCAAGGCCGCCGAGGGCAATACATCCGAGAAGGATAACGCCCCGGTACAAGATGCCACTGAGGTGAAAAACACCGCTCAGGGCGAAGAGAACAACCAGGTTCAGGACACTGCGGGAAACGAACAAGCTTCACCGGCGGATAACGGGGGCGACAATGGCGACACCCAGGATCCGCAAGCGAAACCGGAAGGCAATACGGGCAAGGAAAAGGACAACCCACCGCCGGCGCAGGAAAGCACCAAGCGCATTGCGGTGAAGTCGATGACGCCCAGCTTCCGCCGTGCCGGCTTTGAGTTCAGCCGTACTGAAAGGATCTTGGACGTTCGCCGATTGACCGACGAGCAGCTCCAGGCCATCCAGGAAGAGCCGCGCCTGGTGGTTCGTCCGGTAGGTCAGGAAGACTGATATGGCTGTCTACGCCACGCTCCAGGACCTGATCGACCGCTTCGGGAACGATGCCGTTCTCGTGGCGTCCGATCGGGACCGGGACGGCCAGATGGACACGGATGTTGTCGACAAGGCGCTGCTGGACGCCGATGCCGAGATCGACACCTACGTGGGCCAGCAGTACAAGCTGCCGCTGCCCAAGGTACCGCGCATCCTTACCAAGCTGGCTGTAGACATTGCCTTCCACGTGCTGTCACCGGAGGCGGACACCGCCACCGAACACCGGCGCGGACGCTATGACAACGCCATTGCGCTGCTTCGCCGCATCGCCAAAGGCGAAGTCAGCCTGGGCATCCAGGAGCAAAGCCCGGTCAGCATCAAACCCCAGATTACCTCCCGCACTCGCCGCTGGGGCCGTGATCGGAGGCTGACATGAGCATCGGAGTGCAGTACGACCTGGCTAGCATGGCCCGCCTCCAGGAGCGGATCGCCAAGCTGGGAAACCTCGACCGTCGAAGTCTGCTGGAGCAGCTCGCAGGCGTGGCCGAAAGCCAGACTCGCAAACGCATTAATGAAGAACAGCAGTCTCCAGGTGGTGAGCCCTGGCAAGCATGGAGTGCGAACTATGCAGCCACACGTCACGGTGGCCAGTCCCTTCTGCAGGGCGAGGGCGATCTGGTCGACAGCATCACCAGTGAGATTGAGGGCGACGAAGCCCTGATCGGCTCCAACCTGGTCTACGCGGCAATACACCAGCACGGCGGCACGCCGGACATGGCACCGGGCCCTGCCGGAATTCCTGCCCGTGAATACCTGGGCTTTTCCCAGGACAACCTGGACGAGATTGAAGCCGTGGCCGATCGGTGGCTCGACAGACACCTGGAGGCAGCATGAGCGGTGATATCAAGCTGACGCGGGATGCGATCGTAAACGCCATCAAGACGGCACTGCCGGCACTTTACACCGTCGAGGCTCACGGTGGGCGGTTTGACCTGAACGAACTGAAGCGCTGGAGCAAGCAAGCCCCAGCGGTTTTGGTGGCGGCCGTGTCGGTACCGGCCATTGCCGATGGCCCCACAAACAATGCCGAGGTTCGCTGGGTTGCGTACCTGGTCACCCGTGACACGCCCCAGGCCACGCGGGATGTCGCCGCCCTGGACTTTTCCGAGGCCCTGCTTCGGCTGGTCCGGAAAAACACCTGGCAACTGGACAACACTCAGAACCCGCAGCGCGTGGCCGCCGAAAACCTATACAGCGGCCAGATCGACCGCCACGGCATGGCCCTATGGGCAGTTAGCTGGCAGCAAGCCGTCAGCTTGCGCGCGTCTGACATCGCCGAACTGGCGGACTTCACCCTTTACACCGCCACCCATGAAGTGGGTGACGGCCCGGTTGCCGAAGACCGGGTTGAACTGCCCCAGGAGTAGAACTGTGAGCAAAGAAACCATCTACGTGAAACCCCGTGAAGGCCTGCGTATCCGCCAGGAGAACGGCAAACCGCTACCGGAAGACGGCGCGCATGTACCTTTGAATTCGTTCTGGCGCCGTCGCCTGCGGGACCAGGACGTGGTGGCCGCTCAGGCCCCGCGCAAGCCGAAGGCGAAAGCCAAATCCACCGAGAAGGAGGCATAAACGATGGAGATCAGTGCCGGTATCTATAACCAAATCCCCGCCGCATTGCGGGTGCCTGGTGTCTACATCGAGTTTGATGACCGCCTGGCAGGCAACTCCGCCTTTCAGGGTCGACTCCTGGTGATGGGCCAACGCTTGGCCACAGGCGAGCGCAATGCCCTGGAGTTGGACCGTGTGACCAACGCCGAGCAGGCAGAACGTTTCTACGGCCGTGGCTCCATGCTGGCCGAAATGCTGCGCCATTCACTGAATGCCCAGCCGTACCTGGAAACCTGGGCGCTTCCTCTGGACGACGTCGACGAAGGTTCCGGCGGTGTGAAGTCCACTGGCAAGATTGCCCTGGCGGGAAGTGCCAGCGCCGCCGGCGCTATGGTTCTGTACCTTGCCGGTTACCGCGTTCGTATCGGCGTGGCCGTCGGCGATGACGGAACCGCTATTGCCCAGGCCTTGGTGGATGCAATCAACGCGGACACCCGACTTCCTGTAACCGCGACGGTAAACGGTGTGGAGACCTCGGAAGTAGACCTGGAATGCCGCTGGGCTGGTGAAACGGGCAACGATATCGACATCCGGTTTGCCGCCCTGGGCGAAGACCGCATTGCCGGTGTCACCCCCACCATCACCGAAATGACCGGTGGCGCCAGCAACCCGGATCTTGTCGACGCGATCGCAGCACTGGGTCCCGAACAGTACAACTGGATTGCCTGCCCCTACACGGATACGGCGAACCTGACGGCGCTAAAGGACGAACTGGACGACCGCTTCGGCCCCATGCGCCAGATCGGCGGCCGTGCGTTTGCGGCATTCCGTGGTACCCACGGCGAGACCGGCACCTTCGGTGGCAACCACAACAGTCCGCACCTGACCGTGATGGGCACCGGCAAGGCCATAAGCCCCACCTGGTTGTGGTGCGCAGTGAATGCGGCCGTCGCTGGCCAGGCGCTGGCGATCGACCCGGCCCGGCCTCTGCAGACCCTGCAGTTGCCCTTGATCCTGGGTCCGAAGGAAGCCGATCGCTTCACCGATACTGAGCGCAACCTCCTGCTCTACGACGGCATCGCCACCTTCAAGGTGGCCAACGACGGCACCGTGAGCATCGAGCGCCAGGTAACCACCTTCCAGGAAACCGACAGCGGTGTGCCATCGGATTCCTACCTGGACATCAATGTGGCCGAAACCCTGGAGCGGATCCGCTACGACCAGCGCGCCCGCATTCTACAGCGCTTCCCGCGCCACAAGTTGGCCGAGGATGCCGATGCCGACAACTTCGGCGCCGGCCAGCCGATCGTTACGCCCAACGTGGCCAAGGCAGAGCTGCTAAGCCTGTACCGGGATTTCCTTAGCCGGGGTTGGGCTCAGGATTATGAAGGCTATGCCGAATCTCTGGACGCGGCGATCGACACCGAAAACCCGGGCCGGTTGAACGTGATTGATTCACCCAAGCTGGTTGGCCAGTACCGCATCCACGCCATGCAGACACAGTTCCGGAAGTGAGCCTTTAAGGGCTTCGTAAATCCGGTTTGAGACAGGAGTAACTCCGTTATGAAGATCACTGGCAACGTCAAGATTCGGGAAGGTGGCGAAGAGCTGCTGACCGATGGCAAGGGCACACTCAACCCGGGCGGGTTTGAGCGTGAGACCAAGCTGAATGGCCGCAAACCGGTGGGCTATACCGAGAACCCGGTGGCGCCCACCCTTAGCGTGACCATTCACCACACTCAGGCCACCGACATCGTGCGGCTTTCCAACCTCACGGATGCCACCATCATCCTGGACACCGACACCGGCCAGACATGGATGCTGCGTGGAGCCTTCACCACCAGCCCGACTCCGCTGGATGTCGGTGCCGGTACCGTGCAGCTTGAGATGTCCGGCCTGGCACTGGAGCGTGTGTAATGGCTGAGGTGACAGTTGAACTGGAGATGGGCCTGACCGTGGGTGATAAAACCCAGAAAACGGCAGTGATCCGTGAGCTGACCGCCGGTGACATCTTCGATGCCCAGGCCGATTCTGAGCGCGTGGTTCACACCGAGGAAGGACCGCAGCTCGTGGCCAGCCCTAGCGCTGTCGGTATCCACACCTTGCGTCGACAGATTGCGAAAATCGGGAATGTTGAAGGCCCGCTGTCTCTGGCGGAAATGCGCAAGCTACACCCAATCGATCTGGAGTTGTTGCACGAGGAATGCAGCAAACTGGAACAGGCGGTGATCACCTCCATTGCGTCCCGCGAGGTGGCGCAGCGGGGGCGAGCTGATGAGGGCCAGGCCGAATCTTGAACGTGTGACTGTGCGGGTCGCCCGAGCCACTGGCTGGGCCCCGCATGACATTGACCGCCTGCCCCTTCGCCGCCTGATAACCACCCTCCGAATCGCGAGCGAATCCCATGAGTGAAATGAAAGCCAGCGTCGCCCTCAACCTGACCGGTAATTTCGAGCAGCGCGCCGAGCGCTATGGCCGGGCCGTTGGTCAGTTCAGCCGCACCAGCGAGCGCCAGTTAGGCCGGGTGCGCCGGTCCGCTCAGATGCTCGGGCGCGGCCTCGATGCCATGGGCAACCGCTACACCGCATTGATCACCGGCGCTGCCGGTATCGGGACGCTGCGTGCGCTGACCCAGATGGAAGAGAGATTCACCAGGCTGGGTATCCAGGCCAACAAGTCCGAAGAGGAGATGGAAGGCTTGCGCCGGAAGATCTTCGAGACAGCCCGCGCCCCGGATATCCGCGTTGATCCGTCCCAGATCACCAGTGCCATCGAGTCCATCGTGGAAAAGACCGGTGACCTGGAATTTGCCCAGGAGAACATCCGCAACATCGGCCTGGCCATCTCGGCCACCGGTGCGGCCGGCCAGAACATCGGCGAGATCATGGCCGAGTTCCAGAAGATGGATATCAAGGACTCCGGCGAGATCCTACGTGTGCTGGATACTCTGAACCAGCAAGGCAAACAAGGTGCTTTCACCCTGCAGAACCTGGCCTCTCTCGGCCCCCGAGTAGTTACCGCTTACACCGCCATGGGGCGTGAAGGCGCTGGTGCCATTCAGGAAATGGGTGCCGCGTTGCAGGTTATCCGGATGGGTACCGGCAGCTCTGAGCAGGCTGCCACCGCTTTTGAGGCGTTGCTCCGCACCCTACAGAACGCTGATAAAGTGAAGTCTTTGCAAAAAGGTGGCATTCAGGTGTTCGATCCAAAGGAGCTGGAAAAGGGACGCCAGGTGTTGAGGCCTATCAATGAGCTGATGGTCGAAATTATCCAGGCGGTAGACGGCCAAACCACTCGACTTTCTTCTGTATTCGATGCCGAGGCGATGCGGGCTTTCAACGCCGCAGCCGGTGAGTTCATGCGGACTGGCTCGGTTAACAGCCTGGAGAAGTTCATGGACGTCCAGGGCGATGGGTCCGCCACCATGAACGACTCCGCCAGGGCGGCGGACACCATGGCCGGTGCGATGCGGAACCTGACGTCGGCCTGGACCAACTTTGCAGATGACAACCTAACAGGAGCCGTGCAATCGACGGCTGACGCATTGAATAGCCTTGACCAGGAAACCGTGGATCGCTGGCTGAAGATTGGCGGCATTGCCCTCGGTGGTCTTGGTGTCGCGGTGGGTGGCCGCTTCTTGGGCAAGCTGGGATCCGATGTCTTCAGTGCCGGTAGAAAGGTTCTAGGCCGAGGCCGTGGTGGCGTCGGGGGTGCCCTCGGTGGCTTGGCTTCCGGCGCGGCTCCGATCCCGGTTTATGTGGTAAACCAACCAGGTGTCGGTGGCCAGGGCGGCGCGGGCCGTCGTGGTCCCAGAGGCGGGGGCGCTGCTGCCAGGTCTCGCCGAATTTTCAACCCGATGCGTAACTTGGGCAGGGCTCCGGTTGGATCTATTGGAGCGCTTGGCGCCGGCGCTATTGGTACAGCGGGCTTGGCCGTTGGTGCTGCTGGAGCTGCTGGTTACGGCGTGGGAACGCTGATCAATAAGACGATGATCGAAGGCACCGAAACTGGAAGAAAGATTGGTGACTCGATTGGTGAGGCAGTAGCCAGGACACTCGCATTTTTCGGCAATGACGAGGCACAGAGGGCCGTCGAATTTAATGACAGACGAGATGCTGGCACATTGAAGATAGAGGTTAACCAGGAAGGCAGAGTAACTGCGGTTACGCCAGCTCGGGGTGATGGAGGGCCTGATATGGATGTTGATCTTGGTATATCAGGCCTGATGCCGTGAATAATTTATTAGAAGCCCACGAACGTCTCACTGCCCGAAGTGGCGTTCTTCCCACAAGCTTCAGCGCCCTGGGATTTCTGAGTGAGCCATCCCGGGGTGCCGTTCCTGCTGATGTGGTAGGTGACGGTATGGCCGCTTGCAACTCTGGAATCGTTGCTGATCTTCACAGAGAAGACTACTTCCTTTTCCCAACCATACTGTTCTGCGCGGTACGGCATGGCTTCCCAAACCTCAACGCTGGCATTACTAGTGTGCCCTTTGAGTTTGGTGAAGAGCGTCGGGCAGCTGTCTCTGAAATCCTGAAGCCATTCCGTAGCCATGGCTATCTCGCTGTCCGACATGCGCTCACTCATATTAATTTCAAAATCAGGTTCTGGTTCCATAACGGCGGAGCCGACCACGTAAGAGACGGGTACCAGGACTATAGCCAGCAAAAGGATGAAGGTTCGGGACATCTTTATTTCTCCGCAAATAAGAGGAGCCTAGCACATGCCCTGGTCTGATCGTATCGGCGAAGCCGTGGCCACCTTCCGTGGCATAGAGATCCACCTGGAGCGGACCAGCCAGACGCCGGGACGCAGGGTGGAAGTTCATGAATACCCGCTGAGGGATCAGCCCTACGCCGAAGATCTCGGCCGCAACAAGCGCGAATGGCAGGTTGAAGGCTTCCTGATCGGCCCGGATTACGACCTGGCACGGCAGCGCCTTGTCGAGGCAGCGGAAACACCAGGCGCTGGTGAACTGGTGCATCCATACTACGGCACACACCAGGTGGTGTTGGTTGGTGGTATGCGGATCCGCGAGAGCACCCGCGAGGGTGGTATTGCCAGGGTTTCCTTCACGGTGGTGCGTGCCGACGACGAGCCGCGTCTGCCTCGTGTTACCCAGGATACTCAACGCCAGGTGCAACGTACCGTTGCCGAGGCTGAACAGGTCGTCCTCGATGACTTCGAAGAGAACTTCAACATCTTGGAGCTGGCCACTGATCGTGTGGCGGCTATTGAGACTGGCCTGCAGAAGGCCCTCCGAGGGATCGAGAGCACCGTAGGCGATGTCACCGGCCCGATATCGGAACTGATCCGCAGCCCGGCCGAGCTGGGCGCACAGATACTGGAAAGCATTGCCACGGTGCGTGACCTGGTCAATGAACCTGGACGTGCCCTGGGTGTTTACGACGACCTGTTCAGCGCTGGCGATGAGCCCCCGGTGACCTCGCCCCTGGATCCGGTACCGCGCCAGCTTCAGATGGCAGCTATCCGTGCCGGCAACAACCTGGTGCGCCGAGCGGCCGTTCTCCAGTCTGCCCAGGTGGCGGCCGCCACGGACTGGCTGGCAGCGGATGACGCCATTGCGGCCAGGGACACCATCACTGCTGGCATTGAACTGCAACTGACATCCGAATTCGTCCCGGCCAATGACGTGTACGCCAGCCTGACGGCCGTTCGTGCGGCGGTAGTGCGGGACCTGGAACAACGCGGGGCCCAGCTTCCCCGCCTTCGTTCCGTGACCTTTCAGCAGCCACTGCCAGCCCTGGTGGTGGCACAGAAACTCTACGGGGACGCAAGCCGGGCCGATGAGCTGATAAGCCGCAATCGGGTAGCGCACCCGGGCCGGGTACCGGCGGGTGAAGCGTTGGAAGTACTGGGGGAATAAGGAAACAAGGCTGAAGGGCTTCAGGCCCAAGGCTACTGCGTGATCAGGCCACCATTAAACCTACTCTACGGGCTGATTACCAGAGTTTTTTGAAGGCCCCCGGCGACCAGCCCGCGCCGGGGGTCCTATGCAAGCGGGCCTTATGTCTTCACGGGTTGAACTTCTCATTGACGGTAATCGACACGGCGGCTGGACCTCCGTGAATATTCGCCGTGGGCTCAACCAGGTGGCAGACCGTTTCGAGCTTTCCCTGACCGAAAAGTGGAGCCAATCCACGGAACCCGCGCCGGTTCGCAGCGGTGCCGAATGCCAGGTGTTTATCGATGACGATCTGGTGATCACCGGCTACGTCGACGAAGTACTTCCCGCCTACGATGCCAATCAGCACAGCCTGGTGGTCAGCGGCCGCTCCAAAACCGCCGACCTGGTGGACTGTTCCTCCCGCCGCAAGACCTGGAGCAAACCCCGCAAGCTGGAAGCCATTGCCCGTGAGCTGGCCGAGCCGTTCGGCATTGAGGTGGTGGTGGAGGCCGACACCGGTGCGCCGATCAAGGCCCCGGCCGTGGAGGCTGGCCAGCCCTACTATGAAGCCCTGGAACAGATGGGCCGGTACCGGGCGGTTATCTTCGTGTGTGACCCCCAGGGCCGCTTGGTAATTACCAAGCCACCCCGTGGCCGAATCGATACCGCGTTGGCGCTGGGTGAGAACATCCGCAAAGGCTCCGGCCGCTTCTCGGTGCGGGACCGTTTCAGCCAGATCATCGTCCAGGGTCAGCAGCCTGGTGACGATCTTCTTTCAGGTGAGCAAGCCTCCAGCCCGGAAGGCACGGCCACAGATCCCGTTATCCGCTTCCGTACCCAGGTGATCCTTGCTGATACGCCAGTTGATAAGGCTGGCTGCCGTCAGCGGGCCGAGAACGAAACCCGCCGCCGTCGCGGCCGTGGCCGGGGGCTGACCTACACCGTCGCCGGCTGGCGCCATGACAGCGGCCTGTGGACGCCTGGCTTTGAGGTGTCCGTGCGCGACCGTTGGCTGGGCATCCAGGACGACATGATCATTGAGGGCGTCCAGCTTGTGCTGGATGGCCAGGGCGAGCGCGCCGAGGCCCAGGTGGTGCCGCCATCGGCCTGGGATCTGACCGCAGAGCCGGAGCCGGAAGAGGAGGAATCAGTATGGGGATGAGAGACATTGTCCGCCTACTGGCTCCTGTCTGGCGCCGCCTGCGCCTGATCGTTTCCCGAGGTGTTGTGCGGCTGTCTGACGACGGCCGCAAGCTGCAGGTGGTGCAGATGGATCTGTTGGCCGGTGAGACAGCGGCCATGGAACGCTTCCAGCAATACGGTTTCACCTGTCGGCCCTTGGACGGAGCCGAAGCGATCGCTTTAGCCGTTGGCGGATCCCGTGGCCACCTGGTGGCCATCGCTGTAGATGACCGCCGGTACCGGATGAAGAACCTGCAGAACGGCGAGGTTGCCCTGTACACCGATGAGGGCGACTACATCCACATGAAGCGTGGGCGGATCGTGAAGGTGAACGTTGGCCAGGACCTGGAAGTGGTTGTGGGCAACAACGCCAACGTGACCGCCGGCGGATCCGTCAATGTCGACGCGGCCACCAAGATTGCGGCCACCGCGCCGCAGATCACTGGCCAGTGTGATACCGCCGTAGTGACGGCGACCGCGAGTGTCACCCTCGATACTCCTGCGGTGAATATCACTGGTGTCCTGAATGTTCAGGGCCAGATCAATGGTCAGGGTGGAATGGCTATCAGTGGTGGGACTGGCGCCAGTGTTGAAGGCGATATGCAGATCAACAACGGCGACGTTAAAGCCGACGAAATCTCCCTGAAGACCCACCTTACCAGTGGTGTCCAGCCTGGTACCGGGTTGTCCGGAGGGCCAGTTTCATCATGACTGACATCGCACTCCACCCAGGCTTTGACGGCCGCATCGACATCAAACTGCACGACGGCGACCTGGTCGCTGACGATGGCCTGCGTACTGCTGTGGTCCTGTCCTTGCTCACCGACCGGCGAGCGAACCCCGGCGATGTACTGCCAGACGGCAGCGACGATCGGCGCGGCTGGTGGGCAGACATGCTGGCCAGGGCCGGTGGCGATCGCTTCGGATCCCGCCTCTGGCTGCTTTCCCGCGAGAAGAACCTGGCTGAGGTCAGGCGTCGGGCAGAAACCTACGCTGCTGAGGCCTTGGAATGGCTCCGTGAAGACGGCATCGCCAACACCATCGAGGTGGAAGCCGAAACGGTGGCCATCGATCGCCTGGGTTTGAAGATCCGGATTATCCGCACCGATGGCCAGGCCATTGAAGAGCGCTTTAACAACCTTTGGGAGAGCCTTTAAATGCCGTTTGAACGTCCGTCACTGAGTGAACTCCAGGAGCGCATCCGTGCCGATATCCGGGCACGCCTGCCTGGCGCTCAGCCGGAACTGCGGCGCTCCCTGCTCGGTGTACTGGCCGACATCGAGGCCGGCGGAATCCACGGCCTATATGGATACCTGGACTTTCTAGCCACTCAGCTATTCCCAGACACTGCCGAATCCGAATACCTGCAGCGCTGGGCACGTATCTGGCGAGTGCCGGCAGTGGATCCCACAGCGGCCACTGGCGATGTAACCTTCGCAGGCAATGACGACGTGGTCATTCCCAAAGACACCCGCCTGCAGGCCAAGAGCGGCGCGGAGTACCTGACCGACGAAGCTGTAACGATCGTTGGCGGTACCGCCACCGTGTCAGTAACGGCCGCAGAGACCGGCGAAGACGGCAACCAGGATGCCGGCACAGAACTGGAACTGGTCAGCAGCCCCTCTGGCGTCGAAGGCACGGCAACCGTGGACGCTGAAGGCTTGACCGGCGGTACCGATCCGGAAACCGAGGAGCGCCTGCGCGAACGCCTGCTGGCCCGTATCCAGCGCCCGCCCCACGGCGGCAGCAAGGATGACTACATCCAGTGGGCCCTCGAAGGCCACCCGGACGTGACCAGGGCGTGGGTTTATCCAAACGAGCTGGAGAACGGCTCTGTTACCACCCGCATCATGACCGACGAAGCCACAGCCGATGGCACGCCCACAACGGAGGTGGTCGACGCGGTGCTGGCGTACATCGAATCCGTGCGGCCGGTAGCTTCGGTTCCGTATGTGATCGCGCCCGTAGCGGTACCGCTGGACCTGGAAATAACGATCGTCCCAGACACTCAAACTGTCCGCGACCGGATCGAACTGGCGGTGCGGGATTACCTTCGCCGCGAGCCAGAACCAGGTACCACCATCTACCTGAGCCAGCTTAACGGCATCATCTATGTGGCTGCTGGTGAGAGCCGTCACACGCTGGTCAGTCCGGCGGCTGATATCACCCATCAAACCAATGAAATAGCCACGCCCGGGGTGTTCACATGGACCGCCTGACCGCTGATCAATACCGCAATCAGCTGACGGCGCTGGTACCGCCAGGGCAGGCCCTGACAGATCAGTCAGACAGCAGTTGGCAGCAACTGCTGCAGGCATTGGCAGAAGAATACGCCCGCCTGGATGGCCGGCTTCACGATCTTGTGAAAGAAGGCAACCCCGAAAGCACCAACGAACTGCTGACCGACTGGGAGCGTCTGCTGGATCTTCCCGGCCCGTGTGACACCTTGCCGGAAACCATCCAGGAAAGACGCCTGGCCGCACACGGCAAACTCATCCGCGTAGGCGGCGCCAGCCCGGCCTACTTCATTGAGCTGGCGGAGAGCCTCGGCTACCAGGTAACGATCACCGAATACCGCCCCTTCAGGGCAGGATTTTCAGCCGCAGGCGATAGCCTGACCAACGAGGAATGGCTGCACCACTGGATGGTAAACGCGGCAGCAACCGCAGTAGTCGAATTCAGCGCTGGCCAAAGCGCCGCAGGCGAACCAGTGCGCAATTGGGGCGAAGATCAGTTGGAGTGCCCAGTAGAGCAGCTCAAGCCCGCGCACACCGTTGTTAACTTCAGCTATGGGGAATAGACATGTTTCGTATTGATAGTCCAGGGGCAACGCCAGATAACAAGTTTTCCGAGGGCGATCCTGCGAATGGGACGCGGGCTACGGTTGTTACGGATGAGTGGCTGAATGCGGTACAGGAGGAGCTTGCGAATGCCGTTCAATCGAACGGACAGCCCTTAGATAAGGCTGACTCGGCGCAACTCGCGAGAGTGCTGAAGTCGCAAGTCGCTGGCGTAAAATCCCAAGGCGATCTGTCTGCGTTGACTGGCATGATTGATGGTCAACAAGTTTCGTTGTCTGGCCCAGATTCTGCAGTTTTCGAGTTTGATGATTCGGACCTGTCTGGCGAAGTGGAAACCGACCCTAAACAGATCAAATACGTCCCGCCCGCAACAGATATTAGTGGTGCATCCGGGGCTTGGGTTCGCCAGGTAAACGTGAAAGCAAACCAGGGCCCGCAGTTAAAGCCGCGTTTTGTTGAACAGTTTATTAATGGGTTTGGGGGCCGCGGTATGTTAGCCGCAGAGGTTCCGAATGTTACCACTGAGCAGAACATAGCTGTTGGTGCAGCCAGCGGGGCAACAAGTATCGGTGTTGCTGACGCCTCTTTGTACGAAGAGGGTGGTCGCATCACGGTCTACCACGACACGGTCGATTCATACGAAACCTATTTCGTTCTGTCCCTGACCACCACCGCAATCGGCATTGCTCCTGGTTTGAGGCACCCGGTCACTACGAATTCTCTAGTCGAGCGTACGTGGTACAACCAGGCACACCCGGGCAAGTTCTACATGCGGCGGCTGGCACAACAGATCGCGCGCGGCATCGGTTTCGACCAGATTGTTCCAAATTCTGGGCGACTGTATTTCAGCCAACTCGACAGCGACCCGGTCGACGCAAACGACCAAGCCACTGCAATAAACGGTGCCGGCATTTCATACGTTGACGAGCTGAATGTATCGCAAGGCTTTATCGACGTTCCGCTAGAATCCAGCATCGGCCGCTCACTTTTTATAACCGTAGATGCTGACGGAGAAGGCGCTTCACTGCCTGCTTTTAAAACCTACGGCGTGACACATTCTGTTTTGAGCTTCGTGTTTATGTCGCGTAGTCCGACGGCGGACCTTGCGGTTCGGATAAAAGATGCGGACGGGTTCATTCAGACCCGTATTCCGATCCCAAAAGAAACGCAGCGCGTCATGACGAAGTACAATTTTCCGATAAAGTTGCCCGCAAAAACTTCGACGGCACACATCGAAATTGTAGCGGAGGCCGGAGTATCCGGATCTTTTTCCATGATCCTGGACCAAATAGAAGTTTTCGCCGCCGACTCCGATGCTTACAGCATCCCGAAGCGACAGAAAGTAACTGTTGTTGCGCTCGGCGATAGTTGGGTGGCTGGGGATTTAGCTAGTACGACAGAACGCGAACCGATAACGCAACAGCTTGAATACGAGTTGCCTATGGCCACGATCATAAACTCTGGTGTCGGTGGCAATAAGGTCCAGGACTTACTGGATCGATTTGAATCTGACGTTGTGCCGTTCTCTCCAGATTACGTCATCGTTAATGTCGGCACTAATGATGCCTATAACCCTGCTTCAGCGACATTCTTCCCAAATTCGGTCGATTTTTTCGAATACAAATATAACGAACTTTTGGGGCGGATAATCGCTTTGGGGGCGCAGCCGATTATCGTGGGAATGCCGGCGTTGGCGGAAAATGACGGAGCGTATGAAAATTGGCTGTTGAATGACCGCGCAAAGACTCTTAGCCGTTACTTCTGGAAACGATTCAGCCAAGTGTTGAATTTTTCGCCGATTGAAACGAGCGCTCAGGCATGGACGCCTGAACTTGAAATCAACGGCGTGACAACCGGAATAACCTATTCAGCAAGAAGCGCCAACTACGTTCGGCGTGGCGACATCATTCACTACTCGATCGACCTGACCCTGTCTTCAAAGGGCGCTGAGACCGGTTTCGTGACTATTTCCGGATTCCCGATCTCTTCTCTATCCGGAGTGATAAGTCCGGCCGCTACGACGGCGCTCAACGTAGCATCTGCAACATCAATCCAGGCGGTGCATAACATTGGCCCGGCCAATAAACTGCGATTGCAGATTCCCACTGCTACAGGTACGAGCGCTGCGACTGAAGCTAATCTGACCGATACGAGCCGGCTTTTTATATCCGGTTTCTACTACGCATTTGATGGGTAAGGGATAGCTTTTAAGGCAAGACACGACCCTAGCTGCTTCATTGTTCAGACGTTAAGTTTTTGTCCCTATCTCTTTCGTCTCAAGCCTTGTGGCTTAACATCGCATTTTATTTGGCGCTCTACACGGACCGATTGTAGAAACGGTGATTTCGACACGCTCGCCCTCCGTGGCTGAATGCTGTATGTACGTACAGTTATAATAAAAAACACCCAAAAACGCCAAAATTCTTGCGGCTTAATTTGCACGGCCCTGCTCGCTTTTCACAATGCATCTCTGTAGGTATCTGTTTCAGCATGGGAAAAATTCGACCCACTGGATTTAACGTGCAAAAACGTGCATAAATATCCCGCGTGCACACTTTTCACAGAACCAAAAGCTCAAAAGCCCCCTGAGATGGAGGGGTAATGATCTGAAAAATCGAGGTTATTCAGGTTGTGAAGCAGTATTGGACTGGGTGATGGTGTTGCGGTTTAATAAGAAAGCAAACTAATAAGCTGTTATGTTTTCTGAGGAAGTATGGACGATTACCTACTGACATTCGAAACTGACGAGGAAGGTGAGCAGGTCTTTGTTCATGGAGATCCAGCGGGCCTTGAGTATTTTGCAAAGCGGCTTCTCGAGATTGCTGGAAAAGCGAAAGCTGGGGATTTTCCCCATGAGCACTATTTCACCAACGAGTGGGGTGGCAACGAGTTGTCATCCGAACAGCAGTCGGAAAAAGGCAGGCTTATAAATCATGTCAAAGTATATGGTTGGCCTACGGTGGACGGTGGCAGGCCGTATTCAAAAACATAACCAATGCAGGCACGGCGACGCCCATTACATTGCGCCTTCGGCTCCATTTCATGGGCGCGCATGCTGCAGGCGTTAAAGGCCTTGCTCCGGTGTTCTTAGGTTTGGTGTTTGCCCTCTGCTCCGCCGGTTGCCAGCAGGCAGAAAACAGCCTTCAGTCGGGCAACTGTTCTGGCTGGTAATTTGGTGCTCAGGTCGCGGGGCAATCCGGCGTAATCATCGGATAGTTTCCGCCCGCTCGGTGTTCTGGTTCCTGGCGCAATGGGTCAAGATCCTGCAAGGTATCGGGAGTGGGCATTCGGTTTGGTTGCCAAAATAGAGCACCGGGTAACCGGCATTTAACCAGTCGCTGTAGTACGCGGCCGATGGCCGCCGGACGCCCTTTACATTGCGGCTTCGCCTCCATTACAAGGGCGCCGCTAAGCTCAGCGTTAGTGGCTTTTCTCCAGGTCATGTCAGGGTCACGAACGTTTGAAGTAATCCAGCAGTAATCCGACAGCTCCAGTGTTCGGCTAACGCCGTA